GTAAATGATTGATTACCAAAAGAACCTTGACTTGTAGCAACAATACCTTTCTTTAAGGTGATTGTACTTGGTGATGGGGTAATATTCGATGTATCAATGAAGAATGATATAGTTGCTCTTGCTGCTTTTCTTGATCTAGGAAGATATCCAATATTTCTTGCCAATGAAACCACATTTTCTCTTAATGTGGCACTATCAATGAATACCTCATTCGCAACCATGTTTGCGTTGTATGAGGTGATGTAGGTATTATAAGCCAGAACATCTAATATTGATGAAAGGTTTGACCCTTCAAAATCATAATCAGTAAAATTAGAGTTTTCCTTTAGATATTCTCTAAGTGTGGTTTTAACCTGGTCGAAATCCAGGTTAGAGAAATTAGATAATGGCATTTTTTACCTGGTTTGCTGCAAAACGAATTGTAATTCTTGTGGAGGGATATCTGCACCTATTATTTCATAAATGATAGTTGCATCAAAACTATTATTGTCAAAATTTGGATTTATAACAACTTCGACTAAATTTACTCTTGGTTCAAACTTAGATATAGATGATGATATTTGATCTTTTATAATAACTGCAGATATTTCATCAATATTCATGAAAAGAGACTGATTTATATCAGAACCAAAAGATTGATTAAAAAATTTCTCTCCAGGAATCGTAAAAACAATATTTCTTATAGAACGAGATATTGCATTTTCATTTTTTAGCCCAAGAATATCACCATTCAGAGGATTTCTCTGAAAAGTCATACTGACATCTTTAAAACCACGACTTACCCGTTCTAAAGGCACAAGAATTCTGCGATTATATCTTATTTATCACACAATTTTACTATTTTTTCACTCAAAAAGAGTCTCCGGATTGTTCTCTACTTCAAAAATCTCTGTTTCTTGGACAGTATCTCTCTTTTTAGGTGTCAAATCATCATTTGAGATCTCACGAAGCATTTTTTGATGCTGATGATTTGCTAAATTGTCCAAAAAATCATTCTGAGTTGCCATTTTTTCCTCTACAACGTAATCTGTTACTAATCTTGTGGTTCCCCACATCTTTTTCATGTATTTTTTGTCTCTATCAACAGGTGAATTTCCCATTTTAGCCTCTGATTTACGTAAAATCAGAACTTTTAGAGGGGTTGCTATCCCTTTTTTGTATTTATTGTGTGTCTAGTGGACGACCATCTTGTGATTTGTACATATCTTCTATCGATTCTTGCTCTTTTGCACGTTCTTTTGACGTTTTCCAAAAATATTCGTCCTCACGACCCATTCCAAGACGTTCAAATCCATTTTCAACTTGATA